ATAGTTATATATATATATATTCAATAAAAATATATAAAAGAGAGAGTAGGAGAGTAGGGAGAGTATATTCTATATTCTATAAACTAAAATATAGAATAGGGGGAGGGGGGGTACCACCCCCCCCCCATACACCTATTTTGTGTCTAGTTGAATAAAAAACATACTCTCCCGCGTCCTTACTCTCCTGCACTCCCTAAAAAACATAAAGTTGTTGTTATAAATCATTTATATTAACAATAAGTTGTTGTTAATATTTTATAAAAAAATAGTATATTGATAAAAAATATTACAGGGAGAGGTCTCCCTAATTATTCTTTTTCTTCTTCTGCAGGTTTTTCATCAAATGGTTTTTCATCTTTTGCAAATCCATTTATATATTTATAATAGTCTTTATCGGCTTCATATAATAGTTTTAAATATTCTTCTTGGTGTGGCATTCTATAAATCATAACTCCTGAACTTTTAACCTTATAATCTTTAAAAATCTTACTCATATATAATCCAAAAGTTGTTATTGAATAATTTGATGATAAATAATTGTTTTTAGCGTAAATTTGACTTTCTTTGAATAAATCCGAACTTTTAAATTCTCCAGTTTTAAAATCACCTTTCACAAATAAATCCGCTTTTTTATAGAACATTTGTATATAAGCGGGCTTATCGGCCATTATTAACTCTGTTTTATATTCTGTTTTAGGTATGATTCCAGAGCCAATTTTGAATTCATTATTATCATCATAACTTTTAAGGTATTTAAATAATTTAGCCATCATAACTGGGTCATTCATTTCATTGACAACATCATTGTAAAATTCAGGTTTTTGTTTTTCCTCCTTACAATGAAACATAAAAAAACGCCTATCTTCAGTTGATATTTTGAAACAGTTTTCGTTATTTGTTGTAAAAATCCAGTTTGAATAATCTTTCATTGTGATTGCGTCAAATCCTTTTTTCTCCATTTTTATTTTGGATGCTGTTATGCTGTCTTTAATTCTATCTACTAAAAGTTTAGCATTTGCCGTTATTTCATCGCCATAAATCAAAAATTTATTACATAAATCCATATTAAAATCCTTTTTGATATCTTCAATTTGTTTGATTAATCCATAATAACTATCAATTAATTTTATAAATGTTTCAATCAACATATTTTTTCCGACACCTTCAAGCTTACTGTATAAAACAATTGCACAATTCGTTTTTTTTTCTGGAGTCTTCAATATATGACTAAACCAAGATTTAGTAAAATTATATTCTGTATCAGTAGGTGATAAAAACTTTAATAATTTGAAAAATGCGAAATCTTCATCTTTTAATCCTTCAATATCAATTTCAATATTATCATATTGAAATCCTTTGAAAAGATTATAATTTTTATCATCTTCTTTAATAAGTGGGTCAAAAACCATTTTTTTATATTTTTCTTTTTGCTTATCTTCAAACCAAACATTAATAAAGCTTTTTTCAACTTTTTCATTGATACGTATTTTATCAAATATATCTTCGCAATATGTGATTATATCTGATTTTTTATATTGAACTATCTCATTATTATATTTATCAAATCGACAATAACTCATAGGATTTTCAAGTTTAAAAGCTCCGTGTTTTTCTTCAAATTCTTTTTTCTGTTTTATATATAATTCATTATTATATACTTCATCAATATTCATTCTTTTTTCTTCTTTTTTTAATTCAATTTTTTTAGCATTTTCAATCTTTTTTAATTCTTCATTTTTGATTTTTTCAATATTTTTATTCTTTTTATATTCTTCAAATTTTTCATTTTTTAATTTTTCATACATATCTTTGTTGTCGTGTTGTGCATAACTTATCAATGTTCCAATGTTTAATCCGCCTCCATCACATTTATTCCATTGTTTCTCACATTCTTCAGCGTCATATTTTGAGCTTCTAGCTGAAAAATTATGAAATACTGATGAAGAATAACCTTCATTTTTTATAATACAACCAAGCTTAAACCAATCATTATAATTATCACATCTACTCATTGATAAACAATTTAAAATTTCTTCTAGATAAGCATTCATTTTAAATTCCTTATCCATCTTATTATTAGCTTTTATATTATTTATAACACCAAAACCTTCAATTGCGGGTTCTTCTTTTTTTGGTTCAATAACTTTATTTTTTATAAATCCATTTTCCATTAAATACTGATAATAATTATTATCAATTTGTCTAATTTCGGTATTATTAATAATTTTATATTCAACTTCATTTCCATTTAATAATTTATATTTTGTAGGAGGAGCAATAACAAAGCCCCCATCATTTCTAATATCAATATGGAGTTCGTCGTTTGTTGTTTGAGGTATGTTTTCATCGTATTTACAGTATAAATGATAACCATTATTTGTTTCTACAATATGATAACCATTTTTAAAAAAATTAAATTTCTCATTATCTTCATTGAACTTATTTTTATCATCATAATCAATTACTGTTATATTGTTAATTTTACCAGTTAAAAGCCCAACACTTGGACCTCTATTATTATATTTATTAACTGTTTCAAGTGTTATATTCTGCCAGCCTGTAGGTAATATACACTCACCATTTTTATTTTTATTACTTTTTTTTTCTAATCCTTCGTGATTTATGAAAGTCTTTATTTCTTCAAAATTGAAATAAACCATTTTTTCCTTAACGTTTTGAGTTGCCATTTATAATATATATAATATAATAATTTTGTTTTTAAATCAAAATAATTAAAATTAAAATAAAAAATAAATCATTTTTTTTATTTTATTTAAAAGATTTATAATAAATTACAATATAGTTATATCTAATTCTCCAAAGTCTTGTAAAGCAGGAGCATTTTGTAATTCATTTATTATTTTTTTAATTCTTTTTTTTTCATAAGATTTTCGAGCATAAGCTTTTTGTTTCTCTCTGAATTCTTCATCTGTTTTGTATCTATCTACAATATAATTTTTAGCATATTCATTTATTACTGTTTTATTCTTTTCATAATATATTTTTTTGCTCTTTTGTTGTCCATTATATCTTTTTAATAAAAGCTTCATTTGAGACATATTTAATTCTTCAAAATTGTATTCCATTATTATATTATATACTTATATAATTATTATTTTAAATTAAAAAATTATTAAAACAAATTATACATTTTTTTTATAAATTGTATATTTTTTATTTAATTCATCAATCCAGTTATTAATGTCAATTTCTTTTTGGGCTTCATACTCAATACCACATTTACATTTAGAGCATAAATTTTTTCGTTCTTCTTCTAATTCCTGAAGAATATTATTCTTTAATTCCTCTTCTTTCTTAAGTTGTTCTTCTTTAGTTTTCATCAACTTCTTCTTATATCTGTTTCTCTGTAATTCATTGATTTTTTCACGGTTATTTTCGTTATATTTTTTAATAGCCTTCTTCTGAGCTTCGGTATAACTTGATTTTTCCATATTATATATATATATAAGATTATTATTTTATATATATATTTTATTAAAAGACTTTACAATATACTTAATATTAAAATGTATTTTAAAAGATAATTTAGCCCAAAATTCTTAATAATAATAACAATGATATCTAATGCACTTAAATGTATTATATAATTTATTGTTCTTATAACTGATTTCTTAATCCCAACTTCTTTTAAAATGCGATTTCTGATTTTATCATAAAAGTATGTTTTTATATTATCTTCTACTAATTGAACTTTTTTATAACCCAGTCTTTAACAACCTCATAAACTTTAATATGACAACCCACCTTTTTTAATATTAATTTGTTTTCCCAGATAAACTCAATATTATCATCAATTGTTTTAAGCTCTGAAGGTGTCATTTTATCATTAAATAACTTTACATAACATTGAAGTACAATATCTTTTTTATCGATTTTGATTTTATTTTTTTTATTATTAATTTCATTCTCTACAATAGAACAAATTAATAATAGCATTTCTTGATTTGCTCTATAATCTGAAAATTGCGGGATATCTCCAACACGTTCAATTATTTTTGCTATTAAGGTCTTAATCTTAATATCTTTATTCAACTTATTTTTAGGTTTTATCCATACGAAATTTGATGACATTTATATTATAATATAATATTTTTATTTTCTTATGAAATTATTATTTTATAATAATTGTCAAATGTCTCTTAACCAACCCTTGTATAGGTGTATGTCGCCTCGCCAAATGTTGTTATTCCTGTTGTATCGTTAAGACCCCGAATATAAAATGTTTGTGAAGTAGTTGAATTAAGAGTGCCACTTATAGTATGGACGAACCGTTTTCCATTTGTTCCAACGACAACATCGGTTTCGTCAAAATATTCAAATGTTCTATATGCTGTTGTGTCTGTTGAACCAATTGTTAAAATTAATCTTACATTTTCAAAAGACCCTGCACCTCCAGTTGTTCTATAATTACAAATAATATTACAAATCCATACACCTTTTGAAGGGACAGTAAAAGAACCGATTGTGCCGAATGTATCTGCTGTAAAAGTGAATTCCGCTAACGTTTCCGTTTTATTATAACCGAGTTGCGATGTATTTGTAGATGGATAGGTTGATTGTTGCACTAAAATATCGTTATTGAATGTTGCCACTCCTGTATGTGTAGTTGTGCTTGAAAATGTAGTTGCTATTGAATTGATTATTTCCGTTGAGTTTATATACATTATACTTGCTCCTGTGCTTGTTTGAAAATATAAAGTATCACTGCTGTCTAATAATTTTGCGGTGATTTCATTAATGTTCGTTTTTCCAAGTGTTAGCCCAGTTGTTGAACCACCCCATCTTTGTAGTATTCCATCGGCAACGACCATAAGTTTATTGAAAGTTGTTAAACCGTTCATAGTGCATGTTTGCGTTGTTGATGCTGATGAGCCGATTGTAATCGGTGCGTTGAGAGTTGTCATTGATGAAATTAACACTGGGGCTGTGCTTGAACTGCCTGTATTTATGAGTATTGACCCGCTTCTTGCTGACTGTATTCCAAGCGTAAGCGGTCCGCTTGTTTGCGTATCTGCTATATTCATTTGATATGTAGCTCCACATCTTTGTGTCCAATTTTCACTACCTCTAAAATCTATTTCCCCGCCTTGAAAAAGCAATCCTCCAGTATTAGATGCCGAACCCCAATTTAAAGCAGAAAAGGTTGAAGATGCCGTTGCGAGATTTATAGCCCCCGTTGTGATGTTAGAACCCAAATTAAAATCATCTGTTGCGAGAACTGTATCAATGCCATTTACGACAATATCACTTGAAAATTGTTTAATCCCAGCGATTGTTTGATTTGTTGTAAGATTTACAAACGCTCCTGAATCCACATAATTTTTATTTACAAGATGATTTGCACTAGTAGGTGCAACTGCACACGATGGGATTTTCGAGAATGTTGTGATTGCGTTATGGGTTGCCGTTTGAGTTGTTGATGCTGTAGAACCGATTGTAATAGGGGCGTTACCCACACACTGGCTGGCTATATTCACTGCTCCTGTATGTGCAGTCCCATTATTAATACTTGTTGTTGTCGTCGTTACTCCTGCGTCGTTTCTTCCAATATTAATTACACCCCCGCCCATCGAGTCGCCAACTCCAACAAAAGTTGCGGGACGCATTAGGACATTTGTTCCGTTAAATAATGTTGTCCCTCCTCCCGTGTTGTTTCCCAGAGTGATATTTTTTGAAGACACCCCTGTTCCCAAATTGATAGCACCCGTCCTTACCCCTGTTCCAATATTTAAAATCCCGCTTGTTTGTGTGTCAGCAATAGTCATATCAAAGGTGGGTCCGCTTCTCTGTGTATAAACTCCAGTTGATGCTAATGTAAAAGACCCACCTTGAAAAGAAAGATTTCCTGAATTACTTGACCCACCCCAATTTAACGCTACATTTGTTGCTCCAGCCGATGACCCGAGCAAGATATCTCCTGTTGTGAGTTCTGTACCAATGTTAATATTAGTTGTCGGCAATGCTGATTGAATGCTGTTTATAGTTGCTTTTGTATTGACTCTAATCGTATCACATACAATGTCGGTTGTTGTTGTTGAATCAGCATTTATTGTATTAAGACCATCAAGTGTCGGTTCGAAGCCGTAATTAGTAGCCATTATATTATATATAATATAGATTTATTTATATATAAAAATATTAAGTTAATTAAAAACTAATTATTCCTTATACTTCTTGAAAATTTAAACAACATATATATTTAGTGTTAGTATTAATTGTAGCATCATTTGCGCCATTAAAAGTTCCTACACCTGCTTGAATTAAATTTATATTAATATTATTAACACCTACTAAACTATTAATAAAAACACCTTCGTTTTCATTAGGTTTGGCATTAAAATAAACGGGTATATCACAAACTCCAACCGTCGTTGTATATACACCGCTTCCTTCAGTTGATACTCGAACAATTCCTGAAGGAGTTCTTGCATTTGCGTATCTATACATCGTAGGCGTTCCTTGGCCTAAATCAATATGTATTGTGTATGTATTGTTAGTAGAAATAGTTCCTACCGCAAAAGTAGAAGCTCTACTTAAAAAGCTAAAGGTCATTATATAAGAACTTTTAAGCCTCCATTCTTCTCTTATACATTGATTAAAATCCACAAAAAAACGAGCATCAAATTGCGGTCCAGTAAAAGAGTTCGTGTTATGTGAATCTAACCAAATTTTATAATTTTTCTTTAATGGTAGATGCATAATTTTCAATTTTTGATTTGCATAATATTCTTCTTCATCTTTATTATAATTCATTTATATTATAATAACATATATTTTTTAAAAAATAATTATTTTTTTGTAATTCTTTTTTGTAAAAAGAATATTTATTTATGCAAAATTAGCTCCGAGTTGTTGAGTTAAAGGCATTGATGCTTCAAGACCACTTTTAAGAGCGGTTGAAACATTTTGAGTTTTTTGCACAATATCTCCTCCTTTTCTTGCTCCACTTCTGACAGCTCCTGCAGTTTTTCCTGCAACTTTAGCAAGAGCACCACCAGCCATTAAAGGAATGCCAATTTCAGGAGCAACAATAGATAATAAAGGTGCAACAGATTGAGCGACACCCCCGACCTTACTTAATGTATTACCTAATTTTCTCAAGCCTGTATCAGCTATACCACCTTTCTTAAAGAATTGTTTTGTTCCTTCACCTATTTTTTTAAAGAATGAACCTATTCCCATTTATATAATATTATAATATATTATTTTTTCTATTATTATATAATTCTTTATATTTAGTTATTATCGTAAATGACTTCATCCCATTTTATAAATATTCTTTTTGAATTAGAATTAATATATAAAAAGTCGTGAGCGTTTTTAAAAGATAAATTCAGAATTTCTTTAAATATCTTTTCATCTAATTCAATTTGTTCTTCAAAAATGTTGTGCATTTCATTTTTATTTATTTTAAATATGAATAAATCAGTTAATCCAGCTCTAACTTGTAATGGTATAGAACGGTATGTTTGACACGCTAACCAAATACTTAATGAAGCGTGTCTTCTATTATTAGCCATTTCTAAAAGGAGTTTTTCAGATTCACCTTTTAAATTTTTTTGTACATCATCTAAAATTATAAGTGTTTTACATCCTAAATCCGCGTTTTCTTTAGCAATTTCATAAGCTTCATTTAATGTTTCAAAATTCAATTCATCATAAATTTGTTCTTCAGGCAATGCACTCCAAAAATCATTTTTAATACTTGCTCTACTGTTAGGAGGGCAAAATAATATAATTTTATGAAAGACATTGTTAAAAAGGGAGCTCAACATACTTATAAGGAGCGTTGATTTACCACTACCTGCTCGCCCTAAAAAGAGCGTCATATTACTCTTATTCATTAGTTTTGTTATTTCATAATCATTTAGTTTCTTATGTAGTTCTCCATCTACTGAAAATTTAGGTTTTTTCATTATGGGTTCAACATTTTTTTTTATAACTACCATACTATTTCATAAGATATATTTTTTTTCAGATTTTCATTAATATTATTATTTAACTTAATAAATTTATTATTATTATTATTATTATTTTTAGTAAATTTATTATTTTTAATAATTTCTTTATGTTTTTCATAGTATGTTTTATTATATGTTTTAAAATAGTCTTTTCTATCCATCTTAATAAAAATATAGATATTAATTTTAATAATATTTTAAAATTAATAATAAAATCTAAATTCTTTTAAAACCTTTTTAAACCTTTTTGTAGTTCTTTTTTTTAAAAAGAACAATTAAATGTAAGGGGTAATTTGTTTTGCATTAACATCAATCTCCAAAACTAAATCACTTAAACCCCAAGCTTGGCAAGTAATATTAGATGTAGAAGCAACACCAAAAATGGTGTTAAGAAAAGGGGGAGAAGCTCTTGTATTAACACCTTGAAAGAGGATACCAGCCGATTTTTCAAGGTCATAACCGTAATACGCCATATTAGGGAATTTAGAGATAATAGTTTGTGTTTCATCACCACCAGCAACAGCAGCTCTTAATCCAGAAGCAGGAACAACCAATGTAGAATCACTACCAGAAGGAATAGAAGGAATAACAGCGTTATAATTACTTCTATTAACAACAGTACCTAATGATTTAGTTAAACCACCTCCAAGTGATTGTATAAGGTAGGGGTAAGCTTCAGCGGGACATTGAGAATCTCTCAATGGGCGGTTAGGGTAGAAATTACCGGAAATTTGGCATTGTCTAGAAGTTAAAGCGGGGTTAATAGCATCATAAAGACCGTTAGGACAGACGGCACTTGCAGTAATCCCGTATTGATGAAAAATTGAGCGAACAGAAGTATTTCTGATTTGGAGCAAAGATTGAACGGCTCCGTTAGTACCAACGGGGATATTTACGGATGAATTAGTGTAAGTAGAGCTTCTTAAATACCATTTGCCATTTTGAAGGGTTTGTCTCAACATTTGGGCGGATAAATCACCAACGTCAATATATTTCATATTGAGCTGAAATTCGCTCAACGTAAAAGCTCCAATGACGGGTTGAGCGGAAGGAACAGTGGTACAATATGAAACTACGGGCAAAACGTTTGCAGTACCTAAAACTAATTGTAAATTATTAACAGAACCTACAGGGAAGAGTTTATCTGTTGTATTAACTCCAATGACAGAAATAAGAGGAAGACAGAAACTATATCTATAAGTACCGGCAGTTGTGGCGAGGTCAATACCATTATTACTGTTAGAGTCAGCACCAAGAGCGACACTAATACCTCCGAATCTTTCTGAAGCATTTACTGTATTATTTAAAAGGAAATTACTTAATAATCCATACTGGTTTATAGTTTCTAAAGGTTGATTATTTGAATAACAGGTTAAGGTATCTATGAAGCTGGACCCTGAGCCGATTAAATTGCAAGAAGCAGCAACTGAGCCTGTCATAATACCGGTAACTGTGTAAGTCAAAACAAAACTGACGGTTGTATGAGAAGTATCCATAAATACTGAATCACTCATCCCAGATGGAATGGTAAAACTGATATTTTGAGCGGTAAAATTACCGAAAGCACCTGTAGAGTTAGCAACATAAGGGGTGGCTGTATTTGCTCCACCGACAACTGAGGTTTGGCCGTCGGGAGATACATTAACACTGTAAGAGCGGGCAGAGTCAGACATTGAAGGGGGTAAATCGAATTTTAAAGAAGCGGGAAGACCCATAGGAGAATTAGGGAATGTTTGAGCAGACATTTTTATAATATATTATTATAAAAAAAAATAAAATTCAAACATTTTAAAAAGAATTAAATATATTCTAAAATTTCTTAACAATATTATTAAACCCTCCACTTGTTATAACAGGTTCTAAATAATCATATGTAATTTCTAAAGTCATTAACCAATCAACACCATTAAAATTTATTAAATTGCCGTAATCATCGCTTACATTTATAATAAATGTTGTTATAGCTCTATCTTGAATTAAAAATCTATGTTGTGTTTGATTAACATAATTTATAATAGAATTTTGACCCGCATTATTTTGTAAAGGCAAAAATATATCACTTGAGCCATCAATACTATTATAACAACCAAAATTAAAATATGTACTTCTGAAATTTATACGCTGTAATGGTATAAAATTAACAACATTTGGCATAACAATACTTAACCCGCTTAAATTAGTTGTCCCTAATCCCATTATTTTATTAACTGTACAGTTTGTGGATGAAGCATTTATTGTAAAAGGTGTTGTGGGATGGCTCATTGTAATTTTTGTTGTAATACTACTATATGTTAATGTATAACCCGCTGGTATTAATGTTAAAAGATGTGTAATAAAAGTATTAATATTATAATTACCTCTTGTAAGTGTATAAACAACATTATCTAAAACAAAATTGTTATTAGTGTAATTAACAATATAAAAAGAATTTGGCACTTCACAATGAACTACTGATAAATAAGAATTTTGGATATTATCTAAATGAAACGTTAAATTAGGTAAGCTTACGCTAACTTGGCTTTTAAAATCACCATTTAAACAGTTAATACCTGAAGAAATGTTAAAAAGTCTAGATTTTGTTTTTATCATATATAAATATATATGATTAAAATATTTTAAATTAATATTTATTCTTCTTTAATATCTTCTATAGTTATTTTTTCAATTTTAACTTTTTCAATATGTTCTTCATCTTTAATTAATTTATTAACTTCTTCAACTTTAACAAACTCCTTAAGAAAATCTTTAATTTCATTTTGTTCTTTAATTACGTCTTCAATGTAATCTTCGGCGAGTTCGGGCTTTTTATTCATAGCACAAGCACACATAACCGCCATATCTTCAGGAACACCCATTTTGACTAAATTCTTAATGTCATTCTTAATCTTTTTATCCATTATATTAAGTAATTAGATTTTTATTTTAAATCTAAACTATAAATATAATGGAAATTCAAAAAGAAAATGAAGTTAAAACCGAAGTTCAACCAATTGAAGAAAAAAAAGAAATCATTGAGGAAGCACCAATAAAAAAGAAGAGAGTTCTAAGTGAGAAGGCTCTTGAGAATCTTAAGAAAGGTAGGGATAAATTAAAAGAAAAGAATGATGAAAAGAAGAAGACTAAAGAAGAATTAAATAATAAATACCTTGAAAAGAAAATGCAATTAATTCAAAAACAAAAACAGGATATTAAAAAACAATATGGAGTTGATGATGAAACAGATGAAGAAGATGATGAAGAACAAGTAAAATATAATATCCCAGTCCCTAAAGTTTTAAAGCAAAAAAAGGAAATGAAGAAAGAAAAGAAAATAAAAACGTTATACATTGAAGAATCAGAAAGTGAGGAAGAAATAGTTTATGTAAAAAAGGAAAAGAAACAACCCGCAATTGTAATGCCTAAAATACAATTTTATTAAAAATATTATATATTATATAATTATATATGGACGCATCAAAAAAGATGAAAAAGAAAAAGGAGAAGAAACAGAGAAAGCAAAAACAAAAACAAAAACAAAAACAAATTGTTAAAACTAATGTTAAAGTGAATGTGCAATCATCAGGTGGTAGTGGTGGAACATCAACCCCATCATATCAACCTATCCCACCACAATTTAGAGATACTACAGGAGAAAATGTAAAATTAAATAATATTTTAGATACAATGAAGAAGCAACAAGAAGAAAACAGAAATTTAATGAATAGATTCACACAACAAGAACTTAATAAAGATATAGGAATAAGTTTTGTAGATAATAAAGAAGACAATATGATTATAGAAAATATAGCTTCAAACCAAGAAGAATTAAATAATAATTTAAAAGAGTTAGATTCAGCAGTAAGCGAAGAAGCAGACCCTCAAAATGTTGTAGGTCAAAGGCTCAATGAATTAAAAAAAATGAAAATAACAGAATTAAAAAGATTATTACCAGATGAAAAACCATATAAAAAAATGAATAAAAGCCAATTAATAGAAGCCGTTTTAAATATGGGTAGATAAAGAAATAATAAATCTTATATAGATATCATATATATATTCTTATATATAATATTTAATAATATCTTGTATAGATATATATAACATAATCTTATATATATCTTTATATATAGATTTTAATATATAGACTCCTGCAAAAATAGATAATTAAGATGAAAACTAATAAAAAGAGTCTAAATATTGCTTTAAGACTAGATTAAAAATTTTTAATATAGTCTTAAACTAACTTTTAGGTTAAATATGTTAAGTTATGTATTAATTATATATAAATTGTGTTTATATATAAGTCTATATATGATTTATTAATGTTTTCTTGTATATAATATATATAACATATATATATACAAGAATATATATAAGAGTCTTCTCAATTTTATTATTAAAAGTTTAATATATATATAAATTAGTTTATATATATCTTTTATCATCTATATATTATATAATATATTTATTATAAAATATTAAATTTCTTTTTAAATTGTTTAATATTTTCATCAATGTCTTGACTATCTCCCCATAGAATCCATCTTGAAAGAGCTCCAGCTGTATATGGGTCATTGTGGTTTTCGCGTTTCTGATGTCTTTTAATATAATTTTGTTTTTCTGTTTCTGTTCTTGTTCCATTTACGAATGTTTGACTCCCATATGAACCAAAATCAATAATTTTTCCATTATGAAAAATAGCTCTAAACTTCTTATTTTTATGAGGGCTTTCAACTATATACATATTTATTATAATATATATATATATATTTTATTACGAAATAATGGTAATAAAATATTTAATTTAAATATTCTTCAATCTCCCCATCTTTGGGTCGGTCGTTGAAACTATTCAATAAATATTTAGCGGAGCTCATCATTTTATTGAACTATTACAACGGAGTCTATTTTGTTTTTCTTTTTTTCATAATAATCTTTATTATATTCTTTTTTACCTTCTTTATGTGTATCTCTATAATTTTTATAATATTCTTTATTATTATTTCTATAAACTGTATTATATTTATTCGTATAATCTCTTTTCTCTTCAATGTATCTTATGGGCTTTTTAATTTTATTCAATGAAGCATCATACATTTCAATCCAAAAACGCTCACGTTCAAGACATTGTTTTTTTGTTTCAAAATCTGATTCTTCAATTAAAAGCATCTCCCATTCATCCCATCTCCCATTTTGATTTATAAAACTGTACAGTTTTAATTGTTTTTCTTCATTAATATTACAATAAGACTTATGCGTATATTCTCTCTTTTTAAAATTTGTAGTACATCCAATATAACAATCTTTAATAGTTTCATTTTTACATTTTATTATATAATAAATTGCTTTCATATATATTATATACATATATTTTTTTTCTTAACAAAATTAAATTAATTAATAAATTAATAATTTATTTAAAATAAAAATATAATACTATATTATATAAATGGACTTTACAGAACATATAAAAAAGAGCAAGCCTAACGCCTCAAGTGGGACAATAAAAACATATAATTCATTATTAAAAACTATTTACATAAATGTTTTTGGAAATGATAAGACACCCGATTTAAGAAATTTCTCTAAAAGTGAAGAAATAATTAATTATTTAAATGATAAGCCTTTTAATGCTAGAAAGACATATTTAAGTGCATTATTATGTATTGAGCCTGATGAAAAACTCTACAAGACTTTAATGTTAAAAGATATTAAAGAATACAATGATAATGTTGAAAGTGGCGTAAAATCTGAAAAACTAAAACAAAATGAAATTGATGAAGATGAGATTGAAGAAATCACTAATAAATTAAAAAACAATGCGGAAGTATTATTCAAAAAGTCATCTCATAAAATAAGTGATTTAATGGAAATACAAAATTATATTATATTCTGTCTGTATAACGGTCTTTATATAGTCCCTAGAAGAAGTCTTGATTACGTAAATATGAAAATTTCGAATTTTAATCCTGAAACTGACAACTATATGGATATTAAAAAAGGTAGAATGGTTTTTAACCGTTTTAAGACTGATAAATTTAAAGGCCAACAAGTTTTAGAAATCCCTCCAGCATTGAAGAAGATATTGATAAAATGGATTTTATTAATCCCTGATGATGTAGATTATTTATTTTTTAATAAGAAGAAAGAGAAATTAACATCCATTACATTAAACCAACGTTTAAACGGTATCTTTGGAGCTAAAAAATCAGTTAATAGTTTCAGACATGCATATTTAACGAAGAAGTATAAATCGACTATGGAAGAAAATAAAAAAATGAATGAAGAGATGGATATGATGGGTTCATCTTCTAATATGGCGAAAAACTACATCCAAATAAATTAAACTTAACTAAATCTAAAAATATATTTAGATTATATTAAGAGTTTAATAAATATCATAATTTTAATTTATTATAAATTATATAATAAATTATATTTGATTTTTTAGAATGTGTAAAAAATAAATAATGTGTAAGTTTTAAATAATTATTTAATAGTTTCACTTAATATTATATTTTATGATTATGTATAATTATTAAGTGTTTAATTAAGATGACTTAATTATTTTTACCATAAACTGACGCATTTTAACTCTATCCCCAATTATAGATTCATCTTCTGTAAGTTTTAAAGCATTAATAAACTTTTTATAATAATTATACATTGCTTTTAATCCTAATGTACCACTAGGAGGGAAAGGTTGCAATTTATATAAATTAGTAAATTTTACATATTTATCTTCAACACCTTTTTTACGTTGTTTTTGCGGATTATTATTTTCACTGTATCCTTGATTAGTTATTTTAAAATCATCATCATTACTATCTATAAATTGAATTACTTTCTCTTTATTTCGGGTTGATATAGCACCCCCTTTGGTTAAAGTTGAAACTTCTTTAAGTTTGCCATTTGGTGAGTAAAAAGCCATTTTTGAAGGGATGCTTATAATAGGTGTTCTAGACAGTATTAAATCTTTTAACGATTTCATTATAAATTATACATATATATTTTATTTTTAATAATTATAATTACTATCAACATTTGTGTGAATAGAAGACCAAGCTAAATAATGATAGATTTTATCGGGATTTTTACGCAATACTTCTTCTAAATTTTTAAGGTCATCATTTTTACATTTTATTTTATATTCAAATTTATTCTTTTCATCATTTCTTTTACAAACTGTACATAATCCGTTTTTCATTACACAGCATAGATGCCAAGATTTACAGCTTAAACATTTAGATAACATTATATTATTTATATAGATTTTGTTTTTAATTTAAAATATTAAATAACAACAACTTCTTTTTTTTTTTATACAGTCTCTCTACTCTCCTTTAGGCCTCCCTAAAACTATCCCTTTTATTTTATTGTATATTTACTGTATAATAGTATAGTTATATAT